CACTCCCCTTACGGCGACCAGAACCTTTACCACCGTGCCACTGACTCATCGCCACCTCGTTTCTAGCCATGTGCGTTCTTTATCGGTTGCTAGATATATTCTCTTTTGTCTATGATCTTCTTCGTTAGCCCAACACCAATGTTCATTGAGTGTATCATTTGTATTGTCATTGTATTGTGCTAGGCTTACATAGTTAGACAGTTCATGTATTCTGTCATAATCTTTTAAGTCACAACTAGGTCCCCATGTATCCCAGCACCAGTCACGTAATTGATTAAATTTTATAATTTTTGCTAAGTCTGTTTGTGCTAGAGGTCTAGGACTAAAACGTTCATACTGTGGTTTGATGATAGTAGTACACATCCATGTGAAGATATCATTCCCTTTAAATCGTCCATCTAATCTGTGAAACTTTAAATCTAACTCTTTCATCAATACCCTGCATCATGCATGAGTTCTTTTACTTCTTTGACTATAGATGGATCACGTTTGAATTTGATTGCCCACTTCTCAGGATCGATGTATTCTAATATCATTTTTTGTTGAGTTTCATCTAACTTACTTAAGAACTTTACACCAGACTCACTTTGATATAGCATCCAAGGAGATATCTTTCCTTTAGTAATCTCATAACAGATTTTGTTTGGTGATGCATATCTCAATGCATCATCATTTTTAATTTTTTCTTCTTCTGCAATACTGATAGCAGTTTCAATACTTCTTGCGATTGCATCTAATGGATTTTCTTCTCTCAAATATTCAGTAACAAATCTAGTATAATTTTTGTCACTTGTCCATTTATCTATACGTATTTGATTCTTTAGTAACCAATCTGCATAACGACTAATGTTAATGCATTTTACGTTGACACAGTAATGACCGAACTTAACGAAAGCAAGATAATAGGCACTTTTAATAAAGTCTAAATAAGTCTTTTGTTTTTTGCTTGTAGTGTTATGAACATAAAAGTTCAGCCATGATTGAAATCCAATACGATTGCCTTTTAAGTCCTTATCTCCCCATCTACGTTTATTTTCACATAGGTGTTTGTCAATCGTAGTTTCTTTTTGAAATGATCGACCACAAAAGTCGCAACCAAATTTAGTTGCCGAGTTCTTTTTCGTATTCTTCGATTTCATTATCTGTAACGAGTTCACTAAGTAATTCTACCTCATCAAATTTTAGTTCTGGAAATTTATTTGCTAGATAAATTTTGCGTTTGTGTTGCTCACAAAATGCAGTTGTTAATTCTTTCAAGTCTCCTGCTGAGAGACCAGGATATATCTTTTTAAAATATTCTCTAATATCTTTAGGCATTGCTTTGTCTTTTAACTTAGCAACTCCTGCTTTAATCTGTGGTATCCAAGCATGAAATTGTTTGCCTATTCCAGGAGATGCTGAACACAACATCAACCATTGTAGTTTAGGATGCTTCGATACATTCTCATTGAACAGATACTTGTTTGCATGATAGTCTACACTTTGTAGATAGTATTGTGCCAACTCTTGTTTACCTTTAACTGTACTGATCCAATTGATCATCATAAACGGAACAAACTTTTTTTGTTGTTCAGGTGTTAGTCTGTCATAGTAACCATAATCTTTTTTATCAATTGCAGTAATTGCTTCAAACAGATTAAAGTCTTGTTTTTCAAACTTTTCATCTACTGGTGTTTTTACTCTAGCCAAAATAACCTCTTGCAAACCACCCTATTGCTATTGATATGGGTGCTATAATAAACAAATCAACTACCCAATGCAATGCAATAGATAGTGTAACGATTTCTTTCCAATGCAACTTACATACATTTTTCCAATGTTCAAAAGACTTGGGCATAATCTACAACTTCGCAATTTCTGCTTACTTCTTTGACAAAGTAAACACATCTTGGCTTAGGGCCATCTTCAATAGGAACGCATAAAAACTGACCATTACGTAGTCTTGGTGCATACCAGATAACATCTGAATAAATGTCTACAATTTCTATTGGAAGAAAGTTAGGAGCAAATGATGATAAAGGATTAAATGAAAACACATCAAAGCCTCTGTCGTTTAAAGAAGATAATGATAGAGTCTCTAAGTCTCCTCCTTCTTCATCGCCGATCAACACTGACCAATCAACAGGCATTTTAATCTGCTTGTCGCCAATCTGCAACACAACTGCTGGTGCATTAAAAGGCTCTCACTAGATTAAAGGTATATAATAGTAATCCACAAATGACGGATTAGAATTATCTAAAATAGCAAATCGAAGATCATCAATCTCTTCGGGTAATGTTTCCAAGTTATAGAATTGGTCTTCTAGTGTTAATATTCTCATGTTGTTATTATAACTGCTCCTTGCAGTGTAATCAATATTATTGGTGAAATCATTTGTATTTTAATTTCTCAACTACAAACGGATAATTTGCTTCTCTGTAAAAAGCCTTTCTTTGTGTTAAATGTCGTTTAGCAAATCTGCATGAACTTGTTAAGTCCCAGATTTGAACAAAGTCTTTATCTTCTGCTTTACGAATGCCACGACCGATAGACTGTATGACACGAACAAAACTTTTACCTGGTTCAATGAGTACAAGATTAAAAATCCTAGGAATGTTAATACCAGTAGAAGCCACGCCATAAGTAGCAATAATAACTTTATTAGTAGAAGTGGATACTTCATCATATTCTTCTTTTCGATCAACAACTTTCATTCCCCCTGATACAAATACTGCATCGTCTAATCTTTCTACTAAAGCATGTCCTGCATTGATACGATCAACAAGGACAAGAGTATTGCCTTCAGTAGCAATGGTCTTAACAAGATGTGCCATTTTGTCTAAACGTTGTTCATCACTAAGCAAATGTTTTAGTTCACTTTGATAATTACTAAACTCTTGGTCATCTTGCAACTGAACAATGTTTACATGACATTTTGCCAATACCCCTTGATCTTGTAATTCTTTTGCAGACAGTTTATTAATAACTGGACCTAAACTTACTTCTAATGCAGTCTTTTCATAAAGTGCTTTTGGTATAGTACCTGTTAGTCCCCAACGAATAGGTACATGAGGCATTACCATTGTTAGCAGTTGCTTCAATGCATCTGCTTTAGCCATGTGTACTTCATCAACCATGACACAAATTACATCTTCGATAAATTCATCTATAGTGCATACTGCTTCACCTCTTTTAGTATTCTTTAATAGAATGTTCAGAGATTGCCAAGTACAAATAGTGTGTTGTTTGAAGTATTCTTTTCTATCACCGAAATATACTCCTACATCTAAGCCCATGTTGATATAGTCTTCTTCTGTTTGTGATACTAAACTTTTGTTTGGTACGATTACGATACTACGTCCATATTCTTCTACACTCTTACTCAGAGCGGCTGTCATAATCGTTTTACCTGCGCCTGTAGCGACTTCTTGTATTGATTGAGGGTTTGCTAAGAACTGATTAATAACTTCTACTTGATAGTCTCTCAGTTCGACTGACTGCCCCTCACAGACATGTCCTTTAGGCCAGAGAACATCTTTGAATGTATCTTTCTGAATCTCTGTAAAATTAAATTGTGTTTGGTATTCTCTTAAATCTTCTAGTTCAATATCATAGTTAAGTTGTTCTAAGATAGGAACAATTTCTGGTAGAAGATTAATAAATGTGGAACCAGCAAGACTACAATAACTAACCTTGCCGTTCCATCTGCCTAACTTTACACTAGGCATATAACGTGCGCCAGGAACCTCATACTCAAACTTTTGCATTAATGCTCTACGAGCATCTAATTCAAGACCAGCAATCTTTAGATTGACTTCATCTTTAATTTGTAGTATTGCAGTTCCTGGCATTCTATTATGGCCTATATTGTAGTGTAATTAAAATTTCAACACCGCCCGAATTATATCCTGGCAAGTATTCATAAGTTTTATCTAGTATATCTCTTATTGTAGCAGATAGCAAGTAGTTAGGTGCAATTTCTGATTCGATCTTATAATCAAGTGAACTTACATTATCTAACATTGCTATTCCATCATACGGTCCAGGCTTTCTGTCGAACAGTCCTGTATATGTAAATGACAATGTATAATTATCTGCTTGATGTATGCTGTTGACAATTGCTTTGTACTTCGCAACTCTTGGTTGATCTGAATCAGTGTAGCCTAACTCATAGCCTATGAATGTATCTAAGTAATCAAACGTCATTGAGTTGTTATATCTTACACCGGGTGTATCATATGATCCAGTATTAACAAACTGAGAAGAGGCAAAACTATAATCAATGCCTTCAGAGAAATGATAATTGAAATAAGTTAGATTACCATAACCTAATTCATACCCTAATGCTTCCTCAGGATCTAAATTAAAGTTTGGCGCAGTCCATGCATCACCATTTAACTCATAAAGAGTTGGATTACGATAAGATGTACCAGCACTAATAAAGAAGTCTCCTGATTCATAACCAATTCTACCTACTGTAGTATCTTCTGTTATACGAATACCTATATTAGTATTAGTGAAGTTAAATAAAGCATAAGCAGAGATATTGTTCTGTGACATATCTTCATACTTTTCATATTCAACCGTTCCACCATAGAGATGATTACCAATAGTGTGTCTTGTATCAACGTATGCTCTTTCAGCATCAGATGAGTAAGTCTCTACACCTTCTGTTTTATACTTTGCATCATTGAATGAATAACCAAATGTATAGTTATCATTTCTTACTGATAAACTTCCTTTAGTGCCTAACTGAGAACAATCATTTGACTGTGAGAAACTTGCTGTATAACAATTGTCGTAATCATAATCATACGAGGTTGCTGACACATTTGTAGTGAACTCACCTGTATCAAATTGACCTTTAGCAGTCATGTTTAAATAATTGTCACTTTCATCATTGTCACTCCTGACACTACCATTGTCTACATTAAAGTAGGACAAATTAAAACCCTTAGCAGTGTGTGACATAAACTGATGTTTATCACCTAGTCTTACCACAGAAACGTCTTTAGATAAATCGTCTTTAATAAAGACTGTGCCACCTAAACTTCCTGAACCATAAAGTACACTGTTGACTCCATTGACAACTTTAATTGTCTCACTGCCTGTTGCATAATCATGTCCAAAATCATACCAACCACTACCAGCATCATTAGCAGGTACGCCATTTCTGAATACACTAGTGTGTATTGTTTGTGTTCCTCTTTCAGTGTAACCAGAAAATCCACCATAGCCGCCTGCTTGTGTTGCTTCTGGAATAAGTGATTCTAATAATAGCACGTCAGTACTAGGATTAGATTCTGATTCATATACAGTAGTTCCTACAACTACAACTTCTTCTACTTCTTGTGCTTCAACAGTCGCAACACCTAACACTAAGCAAATACTCATTGCTAGTTTGTTCATCGATCTAACTTTCATTTCTTACTTAACCTCCAATGGTCGTTTATTTTTTATTATTAGTATTTTACCCATCGCAAGATTGCTGTGGAACTGATCATGGTCTATGTCAGAAGAATGTATCTGTAGATACATCGGTAAACTTTTGTCAGAAGTTGGAACTTCTGATGCTTCGATTTTGTTTCTAACGAAAACTGTATTGAAGTTTTTCTCTTGCAATGCAGTGATAACATCGTTAGCATATTTGATTGGCGAGTTGTAAGTATTAGTAGAAA